GAGTATAAAGTGTGGCTTGACTAATGTGGTCGTGGGTTCTTGCCTTTTTTGGAATTACGGGAATTTTCTTCGTGGGAAAGAAAACTATCTCGGGTTGGTTGATTCTGCTTTTTAATGAATGCCTATGGCTTTGCTATGCCGTCACAACCCATCAGTACGGGTTTATCGCTGCGTCTTTTGCCTACGGGACTGTTTATACCCGTTCTTACTTGCTATGGCGTAAAGGCTAGTCTTCGTCCTCTTCGTCATCTTCATCTAAGTCAGGAACGAAAACTGCTTGGATAGGGTCAAGTCCGTGCTCTTTGCAGATTTCTAAAGCGTCATGAAAAAGTTGCCTTACCCGACTCGTAATGTCATCTAGTGCATCAGGGTAGGTTGCATCACACTCTATGGATACCTCTAAAGCACCCAGTTTCATGAAGGCGTAGGACATAAGATAAGTGTAGGGCAAAATGCCGGAAATCCATCAAGTTGCGTTTTTGTAACGCTTCCACTATACTCATAAGTGCAGGTGGCATACGGTCACCAAAAAAGGGGTAGGAATGTTAGGCATCTACGAGAAAAAAGTAACACTTTCATACGAAAGAGATAACCAACGAAGTCGCGTCTATAAGGCTGAAAGATGCACTCGTGACTTCATGAATCAAGTCAAGCCGTCTAAGTATGCTAAGCACTTTACGGATTCTAAATACCAAGTCTATTCTCCTGAAAGACGGAAAACTTATCCCACTCTAGAGGCTTGCCAAAAATACTACGACGAAATAATTCGTCACGATTGGTTCAAAAGCAGGTGGGGTCGGTACTTCCAAGTCCAAGTTATGAAAGGCAACGGAGCGACAACTTCGGGTCGGACTATACGACTTAACTACGAGGCTAGAACTGAATGGATTCTTATCCACGAGTTGGCTCATGCGTGTTCACCTTTTAGAGAAATGCACGGCAAGAACTTCGCTGGTATTTACCTCTACCTCGTAACTCAAATTCTCGGAGTAGAAGCAGGAAAAGAATTACGGGCAGCATACAAAGAAAATAGAGTCAAATACTCTAACGCTGCGATTCCAAAAAGAATTAAAAAATCTTAATGAAATTGGTTGCGTTCTGTTACATCTTAACTTAAAATTAAGGTACAAGATGGCAAAAGGTCATCTAAAAAGAAAAGGGTAGAAAAATGGAAAAAGTATTAGCCTCAAAAAACCAAAGTAACTCGTTTGTTTCTATTAGTAAAAAAGTTACTCCTTATGGATTTACTTACACACGCATTTGCGCAACCTGCAACCAAGAAGCAACTCTTACCGCGCCTTATCCATTACACGAAAGTGAAGTTCCAGCAAATTGCTTCGGGTGCGCTCTTAGAAACACTATTCAGTCAAACCCCTCTTTATAGCAGTATCGCCTACTTTGGAACTCGCGAAGGTTCAATTCCTTCGGTAGGCACTAGAACTCACTCGGAGTTCTTAAAATGAAGGGTAGAAAAATGACTAACCGAATAGCACCTGCAGAACGAATTGGTGCTTTTGTACGCGGTGCTTCTAACATTCAAGAAGCACTTACGATGGCAAATCTTGACGGCAAAGTGAAAGTATCTGAGTCACCAGTTAGCGCGCAGGTTCGGACAATGGGTGAGTTTGGTGAAAAATTAACTACGCTTACGACTGGTGATAAGTTTCTTACTTATCGTCAAAAATTAAACGGCGAATTAACCCCTCTTGGAGTGGTTGGCAATCGTTATACCCCAATTCAAGATGTCGAGGCTTTCGATTTCTTGAATCTTCTTATTGACGAGTCAGGCGCAGAAATTGAAGTAGTTGGTACTATTGCTAAAGGTAAGCAAACTGTCATGTCTATTAAAATGCCTTCTACTATTTTAGTTGGTGGAATGGATCCGATTGACTTGGGTCTTTATGCCACCAACTCTCATGATGGCTCAACGGCTTTCACAGTTTCTATTTCGTCTATCCGCCTTCGCTGCACTAACCAAGTAGCAGGTCTTGTCCGTAATGCTAAGCGAAAGATTTCGTATAAGCATACATTGAACGCGTTGGGCAAAGTTGCTCAGGCTCGTCAGGCTCTTGAAATGACTTTTGCTTATCAAGATGCCTTTGAGAAAGAAGTAGAAAGTTTAATTGCAGCGAAGTATTCGACAGATGAGTTTTTTGGTTTAGTGCAGCAACTTATGCCACTAGATGTGCCAAATTCTTCTAAGAAGCAATTTGAAACTGTAACTTCTGCTCGCATTGACCTTATGAATCTTTGGTCAGCAGATACGCAAGCGAACATTTTTGGAACCAAATGGGCTGCCTATAACGCAGTTGCTGAATACGCAGATTGGGTTAAACCAGTTCGCGGTGGTTCTGATAAAGAAATTATTCGCGCAGAGCGAATTCTAACTGGCTCAACTGAAATGCTAAAAGAAAAGGCTTTAGCACTTTTGTAAAAAATAGGGGCAGGAGTTTCCCCTCTCTTGCCCCATTTTTTGCAAGTTGGTACTTATACTAATGAAAGGGTAGGAGGATAAAGTGTTTATCTATGTCTTAGGTTTAATTGTATGCGGTGCGAGTTTTGCCGCAGTTCTTATGGTTCTCGCGTATTCCTTTGAGCGAAATGCCACTTGGAAATTCACACGCAGAGGTGAAATAGTTATTGGAGTCGTTGGCTTTATTGTCGGTGGTATCTGCTTTTATGTGTCAGGTAAATACTCGGTGGCTTGTGACCTTCGCAATTTAGAGCAAGGTTGCGCGATTGGTTGGGGGTTATAGAAATGGATCCAAAAGTTAAAGGATTTTTAGAACGCACGATAGTTAATTGTAAAAGAGCAATAATTGATAACGACCCTGAACTTGCTTGGGCAGTTATCAAAAACCTGAATTCCGTCATAGACGGATACGAGCGCGCTGCGCTGGATGCGTGGGTCGCTGCGGAAGAGCAAACTAATAGCAAATACTGGAAACGGAAGGTAATTAAATGACCACTAACGCTGCGCTCGCCGTAACAAGTGAGCAAGGGTTCTGGGATGATAAACAACTCGCTGCATTAAAGCAGATAGGGCTAGGCAACGCTCCTAAAGGTGACTTAGCAGTTTTTCTCCACTATGCCCAACGAACAGGACTTGACCCATTCGCTCGTCAAATCTACATGATTGCGCGCGGAGGCAATTTTCAGATTCAGACATCTATTGACGGCTTTCGTATTGTCGCTCAACGCTCAGGTAAATACGCAGGTCAGACTAAGAGCGAATGGTGCGGAGATGACGGAGTATGGAAAGAAGTATGGCTGAGCAAAGACTTCCCATCTGCAGCACGAGTCGGAGTTTATAACAAAGACTTTGCAGAACCACTATACGCGATTGCTAAGTGGGATTCTTTTGCCGTAGTTAATTCTCCTATGTGGAAAAAGATGCCTGACTTAATGCTCGCAAAGTGCGCCGAAGCACTTGCACTACGCAAAGCATTTCCGCAAGACTTGTCAGGTATTTATACTGCCGAAGAAATGGAGCAGACTGAAAATCCTGCACCTTCTCGTTTCGTAGTTACTGATGAAAAAGCAATCTCTATAGAACCTCCAGTTGTTGAACTTAAAGAACAAAAGGTAGAAGTAGATGATGAACTGGTTAGGCTTTTTGTTAAGCAAATTGCAGAAGCCTCTAGTGTAACCGCATTACGGAGTCTTTATCGGGAAGCAGAAAAAGTTGGCATTTTAGACGAGCAAGTTAATGAAACTATGACTATGCGCGAACTAATAATTACTGCCCGTGACGAGAAACAATCGGAGGCATCATGAGTCAGAAGTTTTCGTCAGAGTTCGTTGAAAGATTATTTGAGGCAAAAAGAAACCTAGATAATGTTTTAGACGAAATGCTAAAAGAAGGATTTAAGAAAGTTGACGATAAAGACATTCCTGAAATTCCTCCCGTTACAGGCATAACCGCGACAATTCGTTGGAAAGATTCAGGAGATGAGGCAATTAAATACTTTTCTTTTGAGTTGGTTGATCCACTAACCCTATTAACCCCTAGCGGAGTTCACGCAGAACAGATTTTTATGGTCTGCACTATTGACGAGTTTCGCGCAGGTTTTCCACTAGAGCCATTTGAGATAGTGCAATAATGGAGCAGATGGCTTTACCTGCGCTTCCTTATGCTGGCACTTCGGGTTGGTCGGGAAGTGAAACAAGCAAGAAGCGAGCAGAAAAAGACGATAAAGATGGTACGACTTCTATTCGTCAACGCGTCACTTTAATGGCAATTCTTTATTCAGGCTCTCATGGAGTCACTTGGAAAGAATTGGCGAGTGAAAATAACTGGCATCATGGACAGGCTTCGGGAGTCTTATCTGTCCTTCATAAAGAAGGATTAGTAGTACGCCTTAAAGAAAAGCGTTTAGGTTGCGCAGTTTATGTCGCTCCTGAGTATGTAGCAGGGCGCGAAATTGCAGAACGGACAGTAAAAACTTGTAAGCATTGTGGAGGCAAATTATGAAAAACGAGCATTTCGATAGCGAGTGGGAAAGATTCGTAAATGGTTATCATGATTTACTTCGCATAGATGACCAAGAACGATTCCGCCGTTTTGAAAAAAATCTTAAACTAAAACGATTTGGTTTAGGACTTGGAGTTTTTCTTTTTTCTGCAGGGCTTTTCTACTTTTTTGGGTATGTCTTATGAGCGACCAAAAACTAACGCGCTGCAAGTGTGGGGCATGGCTTTATGGAGATGACCCATGTATGACTTGCGAAGCGGAGGAAACCAAATGATGGCAATTCTTACTCCTGAAAAAGTAGAGGCAAGGCTCGTAAGTTTGAGCAAAGAAATAGATAACGCTTATGCCGATTTAGTTGATGCAGAAAGGCGATACCACCGTGCCAAAACTGCCTATGAATTAGGCGTTGCGAAAGTGCGGTTGAGTTATCGCGGAATAGATACCAAAATGCGGGTACGAGAAGTAGAAGATACGGCACTAATAGAAAATACTGAAAAGTTCATAGAGTTAAACGAGGCGGAAGTAATGGTTAAGGCAGCAAGAGCAAATGCTGCACGGTTAAGGATTCAAGTAGAAATCACTCGTTCGGTTGGTACGAGTGTCCGAACAAGTTACGAAGTGGGGTAGGAAATGGAAATTCAGGATTTTTTATTAAAGGCTCTTACCGAGCAAGACAACGCGCGCGGAAGATCGCAGCAAGTCGAAATCGGACCGAGTCAAGTTGGAGATTGTAGAGCGAAAGTTTGGCTGCAGTTGCAGGGAACTAAAAAAGAAAATGCTACTCTAAAACTTCCTGCCATGCTTGGTTCGTCAATTCATAAAGGAATTGAGCAAGCGTTTTCCCGACTCGATCCTTTTGGAGATGCTTTCGAACTTGAAATAGAAGTTGAGCATGAAGGCTTAAAGGGTCACATTGATTTATACATACCAGCGTCAGGTGCGGTGGTTGATTGGAAAACTACGAAGGTTAAGAATCTTTCGTATTTTCCTAATAGGCAGCAACGATGGCAAGTTCATCTTTACGGCTGGCTTCTTATAAAAACTGGCAGAGAATGTAATACTGTTAGTTTGGTTGGCATTCCTAGAGATGGAGATGAGCGCAGTATAAAAGTGCATACTGAGCCATACGATGAAGCAATCGCCCAAGAGGCTCTTACTTGGCTAGCAGAACTAAAAGAAATGAAATCTCGCCCTGCACCCGAAAGAGATGCGGTTTCTTTTTGCCAGCATTACTGTGAATTTTTTGGGAAATCTTGCTTGGGAAAAGAAAAAGCGGTAGCCGATGATCCTCATTTTATAGAGGACGAATCCGCGATTAAAGCCGCTTTAAGATACCTTGAAATTGGGAGTCAAGTTAAGACACTAGAGGATGAGCAGAACGCGTTAAAATCGCTGCTAGAGGGTGTTTCGGGCATTACTCCCGAAGGCGTAAGCGTTGGTTGGTCGCAAATCGCAGGAAGGTCTAGCGTTGATGAAAGTGAAGTGCAGAAGTTACTTGGCTACGTTCCAAAGAAACAGGGAAACCCGTCGTTGCGATTGGCGGTGAAAAAATGATAACGATAACAGGAGTAGAAAAAAAACTTGATCCGAGAAATGAGAAATGGAATCTTTGCTGGCGTTGCGGAGAAACTAAAAGCGTTTCGCGGTACGAAGATAGTGATGGCATTCATTGGTTTTTATGCGAATTATGTGCGAAGGAAAGCAAATGACTTGGATAAAGATAGACGATTCATTTCCCGACCACCCGAAAGTTTTTGGACTCTCTGACGCAGCCTTTCGAGTTCATGTAACTAGCCTTTGCTATTCGGGGAGGTATTTAACTGATGGTTTCATTCCGATGGCAATAGCAGCGCGATTTGCTTCTGAGAAAGTTAAAGTGCTTGCTGAGTTAACTAAGGCTGGTTTATGGGATGAGAAACCAGCGGAAAATGGATTCGAGATTCATGATTACCTAGAACACCAATCTAGCAGGGTGCAGGTAGAAGCAGAAAAACAAGCGAATCGGGAAAGGGTCAAAAAGTACCAAGAACGGAAAACTAATGGCATTACTAATGCCATTACTAATACATTACTAATGGAACCAGATACAGATACAGATACAGATACAGATACAGATACAGAAATACAAAGACATCCGAAGGAAATAGCCTTACCTAGAGTCAAGTCAGCCCAAGCAGCCGTTCTTTCTATTCAAGCAAGGCTAGGAGAAGCGCGCTCGCAGGGTATAAACGCATGGAACTTAATTAAATTGGTAGAAGATGAGTGGGACATTCTCCATTCAAGAGATGAGGTTGGAGCCTGTATTGCTTTAACTGTTTGGTATGTGGAATTTTTGCAGAATAGAAACCTAACTTCGCAAGAGATAGGCAGAATCGGACAGATGACGAAAAGGTTTGGTCGTATCGGGCTTTTAGCAATAGATGAGGCAGCGAGTAAAGACCTTACTGATTTAGTTAGTTACGCTTACCGCGTAGCGCAAAACGAATACAAGGAGAGGAAAGCATGAGTGAAGAAGAATGTAACGGTAACCATTGGGAAGTTTCCGAAGGACAGTTAAAGTTAATAACTCTAACGGAAGACCAAAAAGAACTTGCTAAAACTGTTATAAAAGTGTTAGAGAAACAAATAAGAGAGCGGATTTTTGCAGACATCTGTTCGTGGGAACCGCTAAGCAATAGAAGACAAATACTCAAAACTGCAGGTAGCATGGATGCCGCACTTCTAGGCGTACAAGCGATTTGCGCTGACATAGCGTTAGGAGAAAAATAAATGGGATGGTTAATACCGAGCGAACCGAAAACTTCTACCATAGTTCCTGATTTAGAGGATGACGAAGAAGAAGATGAAGAATAGAGCAACCTGCTATAAAGACTGGTGTCGCTGCACTCATGAGGAACCTTGCGAGCGCGGTTGGATTTGGATAGTAGAAACTGTCCAAGAAAAGCGCAGAAACCGTGATGGGGATACTATAATTAGTAATACCAACCATGAAGCGGTCACGCCTTGCCCAACTTGTGATCCAGAGAGAGCGGAAATTTTCCGCACCAGCAAGTCGCTAGAAGAAAGAGATAAGCGACTCCGAGAGCGTTCTTCTGCTCGTCGTCAAGAATCCTATGAAAACGCAGAGCAGGATAGAACCCGAACCTTGTGAGGTTAGGAAATGCGAATACTACGAAAAGGAATTGTCTTAGGTTTACTGATTGGGTTAGTTACTCCGTCATCTATTGAACCTAAATCTGCCATCGCAGCCGAGTACCTTATGGCTCCGAAGTCTTTTGCTTCTTTCAAGATGAAGCAATACGGGTGGAATTCTAAAGAATACGGCTGCCTAGTTCATCTTTGGACTAGAGAGTCAAATTGGAATCCACTTTCTTATAACAAGACCCCCGTTTATGCCATCATTCATGGCAAGAAAGTGGCTCTCCATGCGAGAGGTATCGCGCAAAAATTAGGTGAAACCTCAGTTATGCCACACACCCAGATCGCTCATGGACTAGACTACATTCGAGCGCGTTATGGCTCGCCCTGCAAGGCGTGGGGATTCTGGCAATTTAAGTCCAGAACTGGAGTTGGGTGGTATTAAGTGCAGTTTTTCGTGGCAGGGAAACCTATGCCACAAGGCTCACTTGTTTTAATAAGAGGCAATTTAGTTCATGCGAAAAGTAAAGAACTAATGGCATGGCGAAAGGCTATTGCTATGAGCGCAAAGGCTCTCTGTCGTGCGCCATTAAAAGGCTCGGTAGAAATCTATTTACATTTTGGCGTAGAGCGACCCAAGACAGTAGTGCGATCAGAACCTATCGTTAAACCCGATTTGGATAAATACATAAGAGCGGTGTTAGATGGGTTAACTGGGGTTGCTTACGATGATGACCAACAGGTGACTTACATAGAAGCGCGTAAGTCATACCAAAAAGAATCAGGAGTAGTTATTGAATTACGCGGCAGCAGCGTAGACGGGTTTGAAGATGATACGGATTCCAATACCTTGTTCCGACATCTCAGCAAAAAAAGTTACGAGAGAGTAGTCAGAGGCGAATGATGGAAAAATCTCTTCGGGAGATAGTTTTTGCACGAAGTAAAGGATACTGTGAATTTTGCGGAAAACCGCTTCCTGCGTCATGGGCGATTCATCATAGAAAACTGCGCTCACGTGGAGGCAGAGATGAAGTTGAGAATCTCGTTGCGTTACACCATAATTGCCACAACTTAGGCACTAAGAGTGTTCACTTGAATCCTTCTATGTCTGAGCAAAAAGGCTTTATGGTCGGGTCATGGCAAAATCCTTCGGAGTGTCCTCTAACACTTCCGAGCGGAGAAACTGTTATACTGACCGCGGAAGGCACTTATCATTATTTGGAAGGAAAAAAAGATGGCTGGTGAGGCACTAATAACACTTCGCGGGAACTTAGGGAGTGACCCCGAATTAAAAATTACTCCGAAAGGATTTGCCGTTTGTAACTTTTCAGTTGCCGTTACTCCAAGTACGCAGATAGATGGAGAATGGAAAGATGGCGAACCGACTTGGTATCGAGTTACTTTATGGGGCAGGAAAGCAGAAATTGCCGTTGATGCACTTAATAAAGGAACTTCGGTGCTTATCTCAGGAACAGTCCAAAACCGCAAGTATAAAGATAAAGAAGGAAATGAAAAGTATTCACTAGAAGTTAATGCTAACGATTTTGGTATCGTACCAAAGAGTAACAATGCAGCCCCTAAAGCAACGGCAGAGGCAGAAGATGAATTCCCTTGGTAATGAAGACAAAATAGATTCTAAAGACGTATCTGAATTGCTAGGGATTTCTCAAACTAATCTTAGGCAACTGGTATTTCGGAAAGAATTAACAGTTATGGGGCGCAAACATAGGCGCTCGCAGTTTTCTCGTACTGAAGTTTTGGCGTTGGGGAAGCGTCGAAGCGAAAAGCGCATTACGGGAATTTAATGCGCTACAGTACGAGAGGTAGGTGAGAGATCGTTTCCTACCCTGACGACTATCTCTCACCTACCACCTTGAAAGGCAAAAATGAGGCTGACCTTCGCACTTGGTTTAAGTCATGGGCTTATGATGCAGCAACTCGCGCCGAAAAATGTCTTAGTATCTTTTGAGTATAAAGAAGCACTAGAACCCGTCACTTGGAATCCTGAGTATTTAATCTTTGATTCTGGTGCGTTTAGCGCATGGTCTAAAGGAACTAAAGTAGACATTTCAGCATACGCGGATTGGTCAAATAAACAAAAAGAAAAATACAGGCGCGTGGTATGCGTTAACTTAGATGTGATTCCGGGTGAAAGAGGCAAGACTTCTAGCGAAAAAGAACGCAAGGCTGGCATGGAGATGAGCCTTAAAAACGCAGATTACTTGCGAGCGCAGGGATTGGAAGTAATGGAAGTATTCCACCAAGATGAATCAAGAGAGTTTTTAGACTTACTGGTATCACGCTTACCGCCTAAAGGAATTCTTGGCATTTCTCCCCGAAACGATGTCGCGATTAATTCTAAACTGGCATGGCAGAAAGTTCTTATGGGTCATTTTGTAGAAAATCATAATAAAGTTTTTCCGCGCACTCATGGTTTAGCCGTTACCTCTTACCGAATGCTTGCTAACTTTCCGTATTACTCAGCAGATTCCTCAACTTGGTCATCACCTTTTCGTTATGGAGGCTATACCAATGAACTTGGCAAAACTGCTCGGGTAGGTAAGAATTACGGAGTAGAAGTAATAAGGCACAGAGATAGTCGGGAAGCAGTTACTTTCGTTGCCCGAAAAGGAATAGAAAATCAAATACGCATGGGCGATGCTATAACTTCGTTATGGGCTGCTCGCGGAATTGTCTGGGAGGACTAATGGAAAAACTCATAGTAGAACACTTACCTATCGCTAAAGTAGAAGCAAATCCTTGGAACCCGAATAAGCAGAACGAGCGTCAGTATGCAGCAGAAATCGAATCTATCTTAGACAACGGTTTCATCGCCCCTATTCTCGTCCGAGAGCATGAAGGTAACTATCAAATTATTGACGGGGAGCATAGATGGCGAGCGTTGCAGGAAATAGCAGAAAAAAAATTAGAAGGTAAAGAAAATGTCAAAGACCTCATCAAGCAAAGAACTATTCCTGCGGTAGTGCTAGAGATAGAAGAAGCAAGAGCAAAAAAACTAACGGTTATCATGAATGAAACTCGCGGTCAAGCCGATCTCGTTAGTTTGGGTCATTTGTTAGCAGACATTTCTCTAACTTTGGGAGATACTTTGGGAGTAGGTCTGCCTTATACCGCGCCTCAAATTGCAGAACTTATGGCGGTTTCAGATTTTAACTGGGATGAGTTTGGTACTGGAGTAGTAGATGATGATTTCGATACTAAAAGTGATGAAGGTTTTCGGGTTAATGCTCTTTTAGATGAAGATACCGAGCAACGTTGGAAAGATTACCTTGCTGAATTACGCAGCGATTTTCCTAAAGACCCGAAATTACAGGCAGGGGCTTTTATTTCTCATCTTCTTAATAAAGCAGGAAAGTAGTGCCCCAACGGGATACGATAGATAAAGTGGTTAGCAGTTATTTTGCTGCCATTACCTCTCACCCCTTCACTTATAAAGGCACGATTTACCAACCTATGCTGCTAAGAGTTGGAACTGGATTCTTAAAAGGCTTTACTTGTCCTTCTAACTGCGGAGGGTGTTGCCCTACTTTCTCATTAGATTACATAGAAAAAGAAGCAAAACCGTATGAATTAGTTGAAAGAACAGTTGATTTTAATGGAAAAAGTGTTACTCTTTGGTCAGATACGCAGGAAGAGAATAAAGGCAGTAGATGTAAAAACTTAATACAAGAAAACGGAAGATGCGGAATACATGGGAAACAACCTTTTTCGTGCGATTTTGAACTAATCCGTTTTATAAAGCAAGGCGATGTCTGGACAGTTAATGAAAGACTATTCGGGCGTGGTTGGGCTATGAAAAGGACAGATGGCGGAACTGGTGCACTTTGCACCATTACCCCACCTACAACTGAAACGGCATTAGATGTGGCAAGGCGAATAGAAAGGCTATGCGAGTGGGCGGATTATTTTGGTCTAAAAAACCACAAGGCAACCCTCTTGCTCAAATACGCAAATCGGTTTTCACTGCAGCCAACAAAAGCACCCGTAATTTTTATTTAGGAGAAAAATGAGTAATCCATCAGTAGAACATTTAACAGTTCTTGGAAGCAAAATTGACGGAGCGTTAGAAGCCAACCAATTAGAAACTTTTGCTAATCCAAAAGTAAATTCAGTTAAGTTCGAAACTCACGAATTTACTTCTCTCTGCCCCGTAACAGATCAGCCTGACCTTTATACAGTCATCATTGACTATGTACCAGATGAGTTATGCGTTGAATCTAAGTCATTGAAGTTATACCTTATGAAATTTCGCAATACTGGAATTTTTGGTGAAGCAGTAGCAGCAACTATCGCAAATGACTTGATGGACGCTTTTAAGCCATTTCGCATAGAGGTTACTTCTATTCAGCAAATACGCGGTGGCTTACAAATGACTTCTACCGCACTCCGCTTTCAGAAAGAGTTAGCATGAAAAGAGCCTTAGCACTTCTATCAGGTGGCATGGATTCCACCACTTTAGTTGCAAAATTACTAGCAGATGGTTACTGGGTTGAAACTATTGGAATTAACTACGGGCAACGCCATTCTAAAGAGTTAGAATCCGCTTATAAAGTTGCCGACCATTTCGGAATTAAATACGACACGGTCAGCCTCGAATCCATTAAACCATTTCTAACTGGCAGCGCACTTACCGATGAAGTAGTAGTTCCTGATGGACACTATGCAGAGCAAACTATGCGAATTACAGTCGTTCCTAATAGAAACGCAATTATGCTTTCAGTTGCTGCGGGAATTGCGGTGGCAAGGAAACTAGATTATGTAGCAACTGCGGTGCATAGCGGAGATCATTACATCTATCCAGATTGCCGACCAGAATTCGTTACGGCTATGAGTAAAGCGTTAGAACTTGGCACTAATACTTTTGGTGACATTACGATTATCGCTCCTTTCGTAGAAATCTCTAAAGCGGACATCGCAAAAATAGGAGCAGACATTGATGCTCCTTTAAGTCTTTCTTGGTCATGCTATAAAGGCGGAGAAATTCATTGTGGAGCGTGCGGTACTTGCTTTGAAAGACGCGAAGCCTTTACCGTTGCGGGCGTAGAAGACCCAACCGAATACGCGTCATTTCCTGAGTATGAGAACCCACTAAAATGACAAAAGCCCTAATTTCTAAAGAAATAGAATTTGACGCTGGACACCGCGTACCTTCACATCAAGGCAAATGCCGCAACCCGCATGGACATCGTTATAAAGTGCGCGTTACCTGCGTAGGCAAGATAGTAGATGAAGCAGGTTCTCCCGATAACGGAATGCTCGTAGATTTCTCAGACTTAAAACTCATCATGACTCATTTAGTCCATGATGTCCTTGACCATTCATTTATCGTTTGGGAAGAAGATTCGGTATTAAGTGATTTGCTTAACGGTAATGGTTGGCAAGTAATTAACTTTCCATACATTCCAACTGCGGAAAACATTGCTCGCTGGTCATGGGAACAACTCTTTTGGACAATAAATGAACGATTCCGAGATGGTTTAGTGTTAGAAGAAGTTGCAGTATGGGAAACTCCTACTTCTGTTGCTTACTATAAAGGTGAATAATGAAAACTCTTGTTGTTTCTGAGATTTTCGGACCCACCATTCAAGGTGAGGGAGTTTATGCTGGGCAAATAGTGGGATTCATTCGCTTAGGTGCTTGTAATCTTTCTTGCTCATGGTGCGATACACCTTACACTTGGGACGCGACTCGATTTGATCTGCGCAATGAAATGGTGCGGACACCCGTTAGCGAAATTCTAGAATCAGTAAAGGAATTGCAGGTTAAAGCAGTAGTTATCTCAGGCGGAGAACCTTTATTACAACAGAAGCAAGATGGTTGGAATGCGCTCCTTGACGGCTTATTCGCTGCAGGTATAAAGATTCACATTGAAACCAACGGAACGATAGTTCCTGCAGGAGATACTATTCTTAAAGTCCAGCAATTCTCAGTTTCCCCGAAATTGGCTCATGGCGGAGATCCGGAGTCTAAGCGGATAAACCGAGAAGCACTAGACACCTTTACCAATCTTTCTGACTATCACGATAGCGTAATTTTTAAGTTCGTTGCTCAGCAAGAGAGCGATTTGGAAGAAATAGCCAAATGGGTAAAAGATTTCCACTTACCAGAAGATAAGATTTGGGTTATGCCAGAAGGCGCAACCCGAGAAGAGCAGTTAACTACGCTGCAGCGAATTGCTGATGGAGTTATTGCTCGTAGATGGAATCTGACTACCAGACTTCATACTTTAATTTGGGATTTACGGAGGGGCGTATGAACGCGCTTACAGGCAACTTACAGGAAGCAACAGAAGAAGGAATCAAATGGCTATTGCGCCTTATAGGAGAGAATCCTGACCGCGAAGGCTTATTAGATACTCCTAAGCGTGTTGCTAAAGCCTATAAAGAAATGACGGAAGGTTACGGCAAGGACATTTCAGAAATCTTGGGAGTCACCTTTGAAGTAGGGAATGTGGATGAGATGGTTATAGTCAGGAACTTAGATTTCGTCAGTTTATGCGAGCACCATCTGTTACCTTTTACAGGAACCGCTACTGTCGCCTACATTCCGCAAGACCGAGTAGTAGGGCTTTCCAAGATAGGAAGGCTGGTAGACGCTTATGCTCGCCGCCTACAGGTGCAAGAACGCCTAACAACGCAGATTACAACGGCATTAGATGAGCATTTAAGCACTCAGGGTAGTGCTGCTCTCATTCGCGCTCATCACTCGTGTATGGGCTGCAGAGGGGTTAGGAAGCCCGGTGCTGAAATGGTGACTTCCTCCCTTACTGGCGAGTTCCGCAATCCCGAAGTGCGCGCTGAATTTCTATCGTTGGCAGGATAAAATGGCTAAAGGACGCAAAACTAAACTTACTCCTGAGATACATAAGCGTATAACAGACATCATTCAAGCAGGAAACTATGCCAAGATTGCTGCGTTCGCTGCAGGGATTAACCCTGATACCTACTATGAGTGGCTTAATAGAGGCAAGAGTGACGCTGCAAAAGGAAAGACGACTATCTTTTCCGATTTTTCCGATGCAGTAACGCGTGCTGAGGCTATTGCTGAGGCTGCAAACGTGACTCTTATTAGAACTGCTGCTCAGAATGGGACATGGCAAGCGGCAGGATGGTTTTTAGAAAGAAAACATTCAGACAGATGGGGGCGAAATGACAAACTCAGACAAGAAATTACGGGAAAGAACGGTGACGCGCTCCCAGTCATGGACGCAAAAGCAATCGTTCGAGAATTACTCGACCAGCGTCACGATTCTCTTAACAATAATAACGCAGACAATCCCGAAAACGGAGAGTAGTGAGAAAGCCGTAGAACTCACTCGTATTTCCTGATGGCGTCATCTATCTATGATGAGGTATCTAATCTCCCTGACCAAGAGCGAGAAAAATGGCTTTCGGCTTTACCTGAAGAAGTTGCTAAAGATGTCGCACTTTCTCCTTGGTGGTTTTTGGGACGACCAGAGCAGCAACCTCCAGAGGGAAATTGGAACATTTGGCTTATTCTTGCAGGACGCGGATGGGGAAAAACTCGGACGGGTTCAGAATGGCTTATCGACTCAGTTATAAAGAATCCCGTTGCACCAGATGGGACTCCGACCGAATGGGCAATAGTTGCAGAAACTTTCTCAGATTGTCGCACTGTTTGCGTAGAAGGACCAAGTGGAGTGCTGCGTGTCTTGCGTCGTCTTGGCTGGGAAGAAGGAACTGACTTTCTATACAACCGCTCATCTTGGCAAATCAACTTAGCAAAAGGGCAGCGTATCCACCTTTTCGGCGCAGATAACCCTGACGCTGGTCGCGGATTTAACTTAGCAGGAGTATGGGCAGATGAGGTTGCTAAATGGAAATACCCGTATGAAACATGGACAGAAGGTATCGCTCTTGCTTTGCGTATTGGTGAAAAGCCTAGAGCCTGTATTACTACTACGCCTAAACCTATCCGCCTTCTGCGTGATTGGACTGCCCGCAAAGATGGTTCTGTTTACATTACAAGCGGTAGCACTTTTGAGAACCAAGCAAACCTCTCTCAGGCTGCTCTTTTAGAATTAGAGAGTCGTTATGCAGGTACGCGTATGGGTCGGCAAGAACTTTATGGTCAGTTATTAGAGGACATTGAAGGCGCACTTTGGACTCGGAAAATGATAGATGACGCCCGAGTAAAAGAAATGCCCCCGTTGGTAAGAATTGTCGTTGCGATTGATCCTGCGGTGACAAGCGGTGAAGAGTCAGACGAAACGGGAATAGTTACTGCAGGAGTAACGGCAGATGGTCACTACTATGTAATGGAGGACAATTCATTAAGGGCTTCACCAGATGCTTGGGCTAGGAAAGCGATTGAGTCGTACCATAGGCATAAAGCAGACAGAGTTATTGGTGAGGCTAATAACGGCGGTGACATGATTGAATTGCTATTAAAACAAGTTGACTCAGTAGTTTCTTTTAAGAAAGTAACGGCAACTCGTGGCAAAAAAGTTAGAGCAGAGCCTATTTCTGCATTGTATGAGCAAGCAAGAGTCCATCATGTCGGAGGTTTTCCAGAATTAGAAGACCAAATGGTTATGTGGACACCAGATAGCGGAAGTTCCCCTGACCGCATGGATGCGTTGGTATGGGCGTTAACTGAATTATCGGAGAGCGCATCGTCTATGCTTAGCCTTGCTGCACTTGCGAATTTCTGCCCAAAATGTCGTATGCCGCTTATTAAAAGTCTAGTAAACTGTCCAAGTTGCGGCGCGATTGTGAGAGGTTGAGATGGCTACAAATTACAATACAACTTTAGATCAAGGCGCAAAAGGCGACGCAGGAACCAATGGTACCAACGGAACAAATGGCTATGCCTAAATCTCAGTCGCGCTGCTCAAAGTGCGGTAGTATTATGATTCTCGCAGAGTCTTAAAGGAGCAATAAATGGCAACAGTTCATCTGACCCCAGTAATTCGCACAACGACTCAAAAAATAGTTCAAATACCAACAGGCGTTCAATACACAACTGTCACTATTTACAACGGGTCTGCTGCGGCAATTTTTGTTGGAGACGCTTCAACTACCACAACAGGAAGCAATAAAGGCATGACTATTGCTGCTGCGGGCAGTTTAGTTATAAACATGAACGCCAACGACGCTCTTTATGCGCTCGCTGCAAGCGCGACAAGTGCTGGAGACGTAGTAATTCTTTATTCAGGTATCTAAATGCAACGCGCAATTTACGGAACAGTCGCGCAACCTGCAATCGTTGTCAATAGTAAACCTGTAGTAACTGGCGGAACATTAACTTCTGACGCGACTTATTATTACCGCACCTTTACTGCTAACGGAACTTTAACAATAAGCAACTCATCTATAACAATGGATTATTTAGTGGTTGCTGCTGGTGGAGGTGCTTCTCGTTTAGGTGGTGGAGGTGCGGGTGGATTACGTTCAACAGTCACCGCAACTGGCGGCGGCGGCACACTTGAAACAAGTTTGTCTTTTACAAGCGTTTCTGCTTATGACGTAATTATTGGCGCTGGCGGAGCAGGTTCTACTATTATTGGCGGAGATACATCGCTTCGTGGTTACAACGGAAATGATTGTTCAATTTCAACTATTACTTCTACTGGCGGTGGCGGCGGAGGTAATGGAGGTGCTGCTGGCTTTTCAGGTGGTTCAGGTGGAGGCGCTTGGCCAGGAGGAGGCACTGGTGTTGGAACTACAAATCAAGGTTATGCTGGCGGTAGCGGTGGCGTAGGTTTACCTCCTTATGGCGGCGGCGGAGGCGGCGGAGCAGGTCAAGTCGGGCAATCCACACAAGCGGGAAATGCTGCGGGTGTAGGTGGTAATGGAGTGCAAATAACTGCATTGGCGACACCGACTACAACTGGTGCTAATAGCGGTTATTACGCTGGTGGCGGTGGAGCGAGTACCGATTCAGCAGTAATTGCAACGGCAGGCGGTTTAGGCGGCGGAGGCGCAGGTGGTGGCGCAAATTCTGGTGCTGCTAATACGGGTGCTGGTGGAGGAGCGCAAGGAGGCACTAATGGTCTTGGTGGTTCGGGTGGGTCTGGTCTTGTTATAGTTCGTTACCTAAAATCGGCGGTTTAATTATGAGTCATTGGGCAGAAATAGATCAAGATAATAAAGTCATACGCGTATTGGTTGGCGATAACAATGAAATTGACGAAGGCTATGAATGGCTTATTGAAAAACTTGGCGGCACTTGGATTAAAACTTCATACAATGCAGCCACTAATGGATTTCGCAAGAATTTTGCTGGCATAGGTTATGAATACCGTGAAGGTATAGACGCATTTGTTGCTCCACAACCTTTTCCATCTTGGATCTTGGACAAAAATGCTCAATGGCAACCTCCAGTTGCTCGCCCCAATGACGATAAAATTTATTCATGGAATGAAACAGAACAAAATTGGGATCTGATTTCATAACTGATACCATTACCGAAGCCTGATTTACGAGGGGCGCAATAAAGGGGATTCACATGGGTCTAAGAAACCGAATCGCAAAAGCAATCGCAGGTAAAGATTTAGAGAAGGCTCCTAGACTTCCAGCCGGTTCAGTTACTATGTCTGAAACTCAAATGCGCCAAGTTGCCAACAATACCAACTATGGAAATACTGTAGAACTTCCGCGTAATCCAATTCTAGGAAGTGTTCCTTTTGCACCGGGCTTACCACTTCGTCCCGGTGCCATTAACCCGACACGCGAAGATGGTCGTCCTGACCCACGCCGTTATGAATTCTTAGTTGCACAAAACATAAACGTTACTGAAACTCGTTTAGTTCCTTTTAAGACTTTACGGGCGGCGGCTGACCAAATTGACATTGTGCGTAGATGTATTGAAGCAATGAAAGCGAAAATACTTGGGTTAAATTGGGACATTACATTAGGCGAAGATGCAACTGAAAAAGTTATGGCTGAGTCTGGAGTAGATGAAATTCGCGCTAAGCAAATTGCAAAAGAAAAGTTTTCACCAGAAATAAATCGCCTAAGGCAATTTTGGGAACAACCTGACCCATCTAATGGATTAACTTTTTCTGACTGGTTAAGCATGGCGTTAGAAGAAATCCTTGTATTGGACGCTTGGAGTATCTGGCCTCAGAAATCTGTCGGTGGCAAGTTAATTGGATTGCAGATTTTAGATGGCTCAACTATTAAACCTCTTATTGATGATCGCGGTATGCGCCCAATGGCTCCGTATCCAGCCTTCCAACAAATACTTTATGGTTTCCCGCGCTCTGAATTCGCTGCACCAGAAGAATCTGTAGAGGCTGACGGTGAGTTTTCCTCAGATGAACTTTCATACTTAGTACGCAATCGCCGTTCTATGACTGTCTATGGTTATTCTCCAGTAGAGCGTTGCCTTCCTATCGCTGACCTTTATTTACGCCGTCAAAACTGGGTTCGAAAAGAATACACAGATGGTGTATTACCAGAACTTATGTTTACAACTGACGCTAACTTTGGTAACAATCCTGACTTGCTTCGCGCGTACGAAAACATTTTCAATGACGATTTAGCGGGTCAAACAGAGCAGCGTATGCGCGCTCGCTTATTGCCGCAAGGTTTAACTCCAATTCAATTCGAAGGTTATGGAGAAAAGTTCAAAGAAACTTTAGATGAGTATTTAGTTAACTCTATCTGCGGTCACTTTGGCATTCAGCCTTCTGAAATTGGATTCTCTCCTAAAGGTGGTTTAGGCGGAGCAGGACATCAGCAGGGTCAAGCAGCGTCATCAGAAGTAATTGGTTTAATCCCGCTTAGTAACTGGATTAGCAAGATGATTACTAACCTTTCATACGTTTATCTTGGTATGCCACGCGAACTTGAGTTTAGGCTTATGGTTTCTAATCGAGAGGAAACGGCAGAGAAAGCATCTATCATTGATACGCAGATCAAAGATGGACAACTTACCATCAACGAGGCTCGTTCTCTTGCTGGTCGCTCCCTTCTTGACGCACCCGAAGCGGACTACCCTCTTGTTATTGCTGGTTCGAACTCATTCTTTATTACACCAACTGGTATCCAACCCGTGCAACCACCAGCCCCAGTTGCAGAAGAAACTACCCCTGCTGGTGAAAAACCTAAAGCAGAAGAAAAACCTGCGGTGTCGGAAGTAAAAGCATTCCTTAAATGGTCACGCATCGCGCGCGATAGAGAGTTTAACTTTGAGCATTTAGAAGAAGAATACGCTGCAACTCTTAACAAATTTATTATTACTGGTGACTTAGACGGGGCGCGCTGGTACGCGGAACGCTATCTAGGTTTCTAAGTGAAAGCAGTAGAGGCAGCAAGGGAACGCCTTGCAGCAAGACACGCGGGAAAGATTCGTAGAGCCTTACGGGCTACGATCAATACTGGGAAACTGGTAGAAGACTGGCAGTCAAGTCACCCAGTAGAAGGCACTACTCCTGCCCAAGCAAGAGCATGGGTCAAGGTTCATGCTATTCCCGCCGATAAAGAATTAAACAACGCCCTCCGTTTCGCTTATGCTGACGCGTGGGTACTGGGAGTAAAGTCAGCAACTGAGTTATTAAAACGCCCAAAAAGAAAAACTAAAGCGGGAGTTCCTGACCTAGCACCTATAAATTGGGATAACTGGAAACCGGGCGAAGCCGCTGCAGCCGCCCTACTAAAGCCCGCAGGAGGCTTACAGAGCCTCTTAGCCTCACGGACTACAGTTATCAAGGACATTAACAACACAACTTATGACAGGCTCGGAACCCAGTTATCTACTGCTCTTGCTGAGGGTTTAACTAATGAGCAAACCGCAAACCTTCTCGATCAAGTAATGAATGACTCATCTAGGTCACTAATGATCGCCCGTACCGAAACCGCCAGAGCCTCATCTATTGCTGCCAGAAACACCTATGAAACCTCTGGAGTCGAGTATGTGGAATGGCTCGTAGCAGAAGGGTGTGATGATTGCCAAGAAAACGCGGACGCTTCTCCCATTCCCATAGATGCAACTTTCCCATCAGGAGATGCTGAACCACCTGCTCACCCTAACTGTATGTGCGCTCTTGCTCCGTATGTAGTAGATACCCGAGGCGTAGCAGAAGGCTTAGACGAGTCATTTACCCCAACCAATGAAGGCGATACGGGAGCAGAAGCACCAGAAGCAGATAGCAGTGAGGCTTCTATTCCTGATTACGGAGTAACGGGGTCTTATAAGGATGTTTCTCTTAATGATTTGGTTCATTTAGCGGTAACGGGACTTGAACATGAAAAAACGGTTCAATTTGGAGATGGCGTGTTAAACCACATTTACGCCGCCAGAGGGTTTGACGCTTTACCGAAAATAGTAGATAAAGCAACTTTTGACTCACTTAAAAAAACTGAAAAAGTTTATTATCGTGGGGTGAAAGACTTTGGCGACAACGGCACCGCTCAAGAACTTATAAACAATTTCAAAACGGGTGATTACTATGCTGGATACGGCATTTTCGGAAACGGTACTTATTCAAGTGACCTATTCAATTCCGCACTCGATTACGCTAGTCTGAAAAGTGAAAATGTTATTTCTATGGTTTTTGATACTTCTCACTACATAGAGTCAAATGAAATGCTGCGCTTATCGAATACTGTTTACAGGGACTTAAAAACTCAAAGGGACATAGTAGAAAAAAAAGTGACCAAGGCTATTATCAAAGATAAAGTGCCATTTGATAAAGGTTTAGAGATGATTCAAGAAGCATTAAAACCTATTAGCGACGCGATGACCATCTATAGCGATCAAGGAAGGCTTGCCGCCGCATTAGGCTACGATGGGATTACCCGAAATCTTGATCACGAAACTTACCAAATTATCCTAAATAGAGGAAAGGTAACAGTTCTTAAATGATAAAAGGCAGTTTAGCAACTCAACCAGAAGCAAGCCGCAGGGCTGCACGGATTATTCAAAACGTTCCTTTAGCGGAACGCAGACACTTCATTTCTGCTTTAGAGAACTATGCCAAAATCTCTGACCTTCCTGCTCTTTATCAAGAATGGTTCAAGGACGGCTATCCCGCGTGACCAAAACACCCAGTAAGTCCGTTACTATTTACCTACCGCATACTGTTAGGCTTAGATAGTGCGCCTGAATAACGAGGAGAAATAACATGGCAATAGACTTTACAACCACCTATGCTGCGATTACAAAAAGTGAAAAGCAAGAGGATGGAACTCTCCTTGTTTATGGTAAAGCAACTGATGATTCTATAGATAGTGATAACCAGATTTGCGACATGACTTGGTTAGAAAAGGCTATGCCTGAATGGTTTAAAACTGGCGGAAACATTCGTGAACAGCACTCTAACATTGCCGCAGGAGTTGCTAAAGAATTAGATAGCAAAGCAGATGGCTTTTACATTAACGCCCTTGTAGTTGATGCACAGTCAATTAAAAAAGTAGAAACAGGAGTTCTTAAAGGCTTCTCAATCGGCATTCGCGCACCACGAGTTGTACGCGATAACAAAGCAATTAACGGCAGAATCATAGATGGTCAAATCGTAGAAATTTCTTTAGTTGACCGCCCTGCTAACCCTAACGCAAAACTCATGCTGGCAAAGTCAGATGGGGGAGAGGTTGTCCAAGTGGAAGAACTTGTCGAACAAGAATTACCAGTAGAGGAAGTAACTGAAGCACCTATTGAAGTAGAAGAAGTTAAGGCTGAAGAAGTAGTAGCCGAAGAAACTCTTGCCGAAGTAGTAGCAGAAGAAGTTCCTGCCCCAGCAGTAGATGAGAAGGCTGACGCAGTAGCAGTTGCTAAAGAAATCGTGGGTGAAGTTGTTAAGTTCGATAAAGGACTTTACGAGGCTGCCCGTACCGCTCTTGCTCAACTAATTATCGTTGAAGCGAATGAGATGAAAGAGGGAAGCGATGAGCGCAGTTCACTTAGCAACCTTCTTGGTGCTATTCAATGCCTAGAATCATGGTATGCGGGAGAAGAAGCGGAAGGTGAAGTTCCTTCTGAAACTGAATCTCTTGAAATGGCTGCCGCTCCTGACGCTGGTAGTTGTGAATGCAAATGTGATAAGTGCGCTGACGGAAAAGGTTGCGCTCTTGAAATGTGCAAGTGTGGGAAAGAGGCTTCTGTCAAATCAGCAGATAAGTGCCTTGAATGCGGTTGCGATAAACCAGCAGATTCTCATGGTCGCAGCGATGTCACAACTGCCGAAATGGTTTCTCCAGATGAAACCCCTAAGTCTTCTGAACCAAGTTCAGACGTAAGCCTTTCAGATGACGACATTACTGCCGTTATCGAAAGAGCCGTAAAGAGTGCTAAAGAGTCAGTTATCGAGGAAATAACTCTTATTAAGTCCGCTAAAGAGGCGGTAGAGAATAAGGTTAATGAATTGGAATCTGAATTAGTAGCGGCTAAGGCTTTAGCAGTATCAGGTGGACCTAAGCGCACAGGAGTAACTAAGGTATCTGCCGACAAGGCACTATCTATGGCTGCTCTCTATCGCGCAAAAGCCGCCGCAACAACAGACCAATTACTTTCTAAAGGTTATAAAGAAATAGCAGAAGATTTTGCTGCTAAAGCCTCAATACCTGCAGAATAACAACTAACCTCTTTACGAAAGGAAACAAAGATGGCTTCTATGCCTCGTGCAGTTGAACTCTTTGGTGATGAAACACCAAAAGCAGCAGCAGTAGCGATGGACAACTACCTTGGTGAACTAAATAAGTCACTAAGTAACCCATCCACAGTCCCCGGTCAAGCACCAGCGGCTGATCCAGTAGCACAACTAGAATCACTCGCACTAAACAAGTCTTTAACTCCAGATGCCCTTTCAGCACTTAACACCGCGCTTGCTACACAACGCCAAGTTTCTGCTGACATTGCTAAGGATTTAACTCTCACAAGCCCACTTAGCACTTCTTTCGCGGCATTCGACCTCGAAGCACCTGCCAAGTTGCTTACACCACGCCCAACACCACTTCGCAACAAGATCGTCCGTAAAAAGGGCGTTGGTACTTCTCACCGTGTAAAGCGTATTAACGGTTACACAGGTACAGGTACAGGCGGAGTTGGAAACACATGGCCTGGTATCACAGAGTCAACAACTACAGCATTTGGTTCCATCTCTTACGAGCGTGGTCCAAAAATTGCCTATGCTGCTGACGATTTAGTATTGCCATACAACAGTTACTCACTATCAGATAGCGTTTCATTTGACGCTAACTTCTCAGGCATGGGTTATCAAGACCTACGCCAGTTGTCATCTACTTCTACTCTCTACGCAACTATGTTGATGGAAGAGCGTATGATGCTTATGTCACGCGGAACTGCTTCTGGCTACTCAGGACTTCTCGGAACTCCTACAGTCGCTACACCAACCGTTTCAACTTCAACTGCAGGTCAAGTATCTCTAGCAACTTCAACTACATACTACGTTTATGTAACTGCTGATGCAGGTTCATTTGGTCAGTCTGCTCCTTCAACAGTTGTTTCCGTTGCAACAACAACCGCAACCCAAGTTCTCAACGTAAGCATTACTGCCGTCGCTGGAGCAATCGGTTACAACGTTTATGTTGGCACAACTACTGGTGCTGCTAACGCGTACTATGTTGGTCGTACAACTACAACAACTGCAACACTTCAAGGTGCTGCTTCAACTAATACACTTGGTAACAACCTCGTATTCACAACTACTGGAACACTTCTTTCAACAATCGTTACCGCGCAAGGAGCAGGTACACAACTTTCTGCTTACGGAACAGGTTATGACGGAATTCTTCCTACAGTTCTTGGTTCTAACTCAGGTAAGAACAATGCAATCAACTCTGTATTCAGCACTTCTAATCCGGGCGCAGAATTCCAGACAGTATTTTCTTCTCTATGGGATTCAGTCAAGGCTGACCCAGATGAGATCTTGGTAAACGGTGGAGATCGTAAGCAACTATCTGACGCTATCAAATCAGGTTCAACTGCTAACTATCGTCTTAACCTTTCACAAGATGACGCAGGTAACTATGTTGGTGGTGCTGTAATTGGTGCTCTCAACAACGAAATCACAGGAAAACTCGTCAACTTGACAGTTCACCCTTGGTTGCCACAAGGCGTTGCCCCAGTTCTTTCCTATACCTTGCCTATCCCTGACACAGAGGTTTCTGACGTTTGGGCTAACATTATGGTTCAGGACTACATGGGTATTCAATGGCCTGTAAACCAGTTTGCGTACGAATTCTCCACTTACTTCCGGGGAACTTTCTTCTGCTACGCACCTGCATGGAATGGTGCCGTTTCAGGTATCGTTTCTGCATAATAACTAAATAAAAGGAAGGGGGAGAGTTTCGGCTCTCTCCCTTTCTTTCTTAGTAAGGCTAAAGAAGGATTAAAATGACGAAGATGATTCCACCGACAGGCATGAAAGAGTTATCGGTAACAACTTCTAACGGTGAACGAGTATTGAAGGCTGGCAGAGATGGGTTGTTTGAAATTAAAGATCCAAAACTCGCTAAAAAATTAAAGCAAGAAGGATTAGGCGTAGCAAGTTTAGGCGGAATACCTCGTGCTGAAGGCTATACTTGTGCAGAGTGCGGATTTAATTCATGGTTTAGAAAGTGTTCGCGTTGCGGAAACCAGAATGGAACACCAGAGCGAGATGGGGAGTAAATGACCGTAGGAATAACTACCCAGCACCCATTTGAAGAACTGCCTTATTTAACAAGCACTGAATACATAAATGCCCCTACCGCTATAGATTACAACAATTTAGTAGTAGACGGTAATGCGGCTGCACAAACGGCAGAATTAAACAATGTGATTATTCGTGCGTCATCCTTTATGGACGAGTATCTTAACCAAAATCTCAACGCCTCTACTCAAACTGAAAACCAGCGTATGCGTTTTAATTCACAAGGATACCTAGCACTTCACCCTAATAACAACCCTATTATTTCTTTGAATAGTTTTTCGTATGGCTCAGACCCGAATAACTTGACAACTCTTTCCGATTGCTCTACCGCATGGTTCGAAGACCAGCAAGTCCTTATCCCCGTTTCTCAACTATCTACTACTTGGTCAAGCGCGGGTCCACTTTCTTTTGGAAACCTTGGCAACCCTTCCCAGCAAGTATTCGTGCGCTATAACTACACATCAGGTTATGTAAACAACTTAATTGCGAGCGCAACCGCAGGTGCAACTTCTATGACGGTGCAGAATGCGACAGGTATTGTCGCTGGTATGGATTTGCGTATTTTTGACGGAGCCTCATCTGAAAAAGTGACAGTTTCATCTACTTATACTTATGGTTCCACTACCGTTCCTTTAGTGTCTGCGCTCGCCTATAGCCATACCAATACTGCAACTTTTGGCAACTTGCCTAACACCATTAAACAAGCAGCAATTTTAGTTACTACCGCTTTTATTAAAGCCCGTGGTGACAGTTCTATGACTATGGCTATGACCGCATCACCCTCTAGGGGAGTAACTGCAAATGCTTTATGGGGCAGCGAAATTTCTATGGCTCTTTCTATGCTTGACCTCTACAAGCGAGTTCGTTAATGTCAGCCTCTCGCGCTGCGGTTAGAAGTGCGGTGGCTAATTGGCTTACCGCAGCAAACATACCTGAACTTAATCAAGTTTTCACTTCTTTCCCTAAGCGCATTAACTTTCAAGTAAACGCCCAGCCCGGACAAGCAAGCAGGGCAGCAGGCGTCGTATTTATTGGTTCAGAAAGCGAAGAACGAGTTGCAGTTGGCGGTGCGTATAACGGATGGAAGCGTGTTGATTACGTAGTTGAGTTTCAGGTTTTCCATCACTCCGTAGTTACTAATGCAGAAGACGCTATGACAAGTTTCGACACAGTAATTGACGGCATTAAAACTTGCTTACGAGGCGGCGGGCATACGCTAGGATTGCCAGATGGATCTACTATTTGGCAAGCAGCGGAACCTGCTATTGATGTCCAATACGGAGAACCTGTGACCAATGACGGTGGCGCAACTGAAACTTGGGCTGGCGTAAGATTTACCGTAACTCAAATGATTCAAGCCTAAGGAGTACCCATGAGTCAGTTTATTTATGATGGTGAAGATGAGCGTGTATTTCCAACGCTAAGCATAACCGTTAAGAAAGATGAAGCCTTTGAAGCCCCTAGTGATTTTTCAGCATTCAATGTTTCATCTACTAGCAATTCAATTAAGAAAGCCGCACCTGCGGCAGACCTAGCCCCGTCAGCCCCGTCTGACTCAACCGCAGAAGAGGTGAAGTAATGTCCGTACAAGCATCAGTACGCTCCTATTTAGGTATCGCAAAAGAAGTTACAAAAGGTACTGCAGTAACTCCAACAGATTTTATTCCCGTCATCGCTTCTCGTGTGAAACCAGTTGACATTATTGACCCACTTTACGATGAAGGTTTACGTGGTTCAAATGTAAAGAATTACAACTACATTCCGGGTCGCACTCGCACTACGTTTGATTTTGGTGGAGCAGCGTTTGCGGACACTATTGGTTATTCTATTGCTGGCTTGCTTGGTGATGTTACTACTACAGGTGCTTCTGCTCCTTATACCCACGCAATTTCGGTAAAAAATAACGCAACGGCAGCGGCAGATGCACAACCAACTTCTTTCACTGTTACTGATTACTATTCTGCAGCCGTGCGCGCGTATGCAGGTATCCAAGTGCATGATTTCTCATTAAAGTTTTCTGCTGAGGGTCTTTTAGAGTATGACACTAAAGCAACTGGTTGGGCTTCGGCTACTGCTTCAACTCCGACACCATCGTTCTCGGCAATTCTTCCTACTCCAGTATGGCAAGCAACTGTCACTATTGGCGGTTCTTCTATCTCTAACGCAGTAAGTGGCAACTTGGACATGACCCGTCCAGTTACTCCAATCTACGGTATTTCTAATACTCAAAATCCATACAGTGTTTTCGTGGGTTCATTAGAGGTAACTGGTAAATTCACTTTCGTAATGGAAGCGGATACAGAATTAACTCGTTTCTTAACTAACACGCAACCTGCGATCGTTCTCAACTGGTCAGCAGGTGCGGGTGCAACTGCTACGCAAATCCAAGCAACTCTTACTAAAGGTGCTTATGTTGCAGCAGCGATTGAACGCAGCCGTGACTTTGTTGAAATTACTTGCGATGTCAATGGTCAAGGCAATACCACGGACGCAGGAGCAACTTCTGGTTACTCCCCAATCAAGTGGACACTAAAGAACGCTAAGACTTCTGGTACATACCAGTAGTCCTTAGAGTAAATGTGACGCAGGGGATTAGTAGTTGTAGCAGTCGCCTTCCCTGCTCCTGCCCCCTGCGTCACCCTAATTGGAAGGCACAAACGAAAGGCATAGCATGAGCAATAGAAAAGTAACCCTCCCATCAGGAGCAGAAGTAACTTTACGTGACCCTGCAACTTTGAGAGTAAAAGATCGTAAAAAAGTATTTCGCAACGCTGCAAAAGAAGAAGGTCTACTACAGGCTCTATCTCTTACCGATGGTTTAATTGCAGTTTTAGTTGAATCGTGGACGCTAGACCTTATACTTCCATCTATCAAGATTGACAGTATTGACGAAATGGAAATGGCTGACTATGACTTCTTAGCAAAAGAAGCAGAAGAAGCACAAAAAATGCTATTTCCAGCACTAGCAAAGACAGATGATAACGAGGCAGACCCAAAAGTCCTTACCGAAAACTCCAGCGACTAAAGTGGTTGCTGGAAGGAGGGGAACGCCATGAGTCCTTCACTTACCCAGATGATGAATGGTTCTACTACTCCTGCGCCGATAAGTTCGGATGGACTCCTAATGAAGTTGATGAGCAACCAGCGCATCTTGTTGATTGGCTTCTTTCTATCTCGTCAACGGTCAGGCAAGTAGAAAATGATAAACAACAATCTCCGCCTCGTTAAAGAATCTATTACTAAAGCAACGCGGTCATTAGATGATGGTGCGCGGGCTGCTCGCGATGAAATGATGACGGCTTTGATTCAGTTGACTCAGGAAGAAATTAAAGGGGAGCGATACTATTTTCCAAGTGCTGGAAAATCTCGGTACTATGCAAAAGCGACATCAGGTGAACCACCACAAAACAGAACTGGACGATTGCGCCGTTCTATACACGGTGAGAAATTTAATGTTGGTGGTTTTGACGGTTACGAAGCAATCGTTGGACCCGGTGTAGTTTACGGACGAGCACTTGAAAACGGCGGTGACTATGCACCACCTTCATGGAAAGACGGGCAACGATTCCCTTACATGGCTCCCGCGTTTAGAAAATTCCAGTCAGTAGCCCCTATGATTATCCGTAAGCATCTTGGTTTTGGAGGTGGATAAATGCTAGGTAGTTTTTTCCCACCTGCAATTTTTGAAATCAAAGCCGTTGCAGGCGAAGCGATAGCAACCTTTAATGAAATTAACGCTGAATTAACGGTTATGGAGCAGAAGGCTCTAAAGGCTGGTGGCGCGCTTTCTACTATGGAAAAAAGTGCTGGCGTCAGTAAAGCCGCATTACTTGGTTTAGGTGTCGCGGCTGCAGGTATTTCTTTTCTTGCCATAAAGGCTGCATCGGATGTCCAAGTAGCATTCGGGCAACTTTCGCAAGCCCTTACTAACGCAGGAGTTAATACCGAAGAAACTCGCGCTAATACTGAAAAATTAGTAGACGGGTATGACAAATTAGGTTTCAAAGCGACTTCTACTGCCGCAGCATTTACGAAACTTGTTACCGCAACAGGAGATACTGCACAAGCAACTAAACTTATGGGCGTTGCTGCGGATTATGCACGGTTTAAACACATAGCATTAGAAGACGCTGCTACTACTATGGCTCGCGCAACGCAAGGCAACGCACGAGCCTTCAAAGAACTTGGCATTACATTAGACGCAACTCTTCCCAAGAATCAAGCAATTGCTAAAGCGTTTGACCAGTTAAACGAAAAAATTGGTGGTCAGGCTAATGCTTACACTAAAACTTTCAAAGGACAGTTAGAAGTTCTAGGGGCGGAAAGTGAAAGCCTTGCCGCTAAAATTGGTACAGTTTTAATTCCCGTCGTTACAGGATTTATCTCTGCCATTAAATCATCTGCTGACTTTTTAAGTAAACATAAAGAAATTCTCGTAGCCTTTGGAGTAGTTTTAACCGCAATTATTATTCCTGCGACTATTCTTTATACTAAAAAACTATACGCACAAGCCGACGCATGGATGGCGGCTAACTGGCAACTAGTTGCTGTTGTCGTTGCTATTATGGCGGTCGTTGCGGCTTTCGTTTATGCTTTCAACCATTTTGAGGCTTTTCGTAAAGCACTTGTCTGGGTACTTCAAGGTTTCATAGACATTTTTAGAGCGGTCATAACTGGCGTTGCATCTCTTTTCGGTGCACTTTCTCATCTCCCTAATGCTCTTGGTGGCGATAAATTCAAAGCGGCTGCTGACGCTACTAAAGGTTTCGTTACGCAAATAGACAAAGCCTACGATTCAGTAGGAAAGTTATCTAATGCAAAAATTACTTTACCTTCTCTTAAAGGTATTGGTTTAACTGCTGGCGGTGCTGCTGCAGGTGGTTCTACAGGTATTGCTGGTGGTTTAGGTGCTGCAGGAGATACGGGAGGTACGACTAGCACTTCTAATTCAAGCATTCTTAGTACCGTCACTTCTCTAACTAATCGTTTAACAGATGTCCAAAAAACTTACTCTGACAAAATGACATCTTTACAAGCAGATTTTAATGATAAGTCTACGAAACTTAACGCAGATGCTAATACGAAAATAAAATCGGCGCAGGAAAAATTCAATAATACTATGGCTGATCTTAATAAGAAAAAAGCCGATGATTTAGCAAAAATTGAATCTGACCATACAACTAGAATGGCTGACATTCAGAATTCATACGCAGATAAGTTGCGTTCTATTGTTCAGGCTTCTATAGATGAACTTCGCGGTGCGTTTACCGACGCAACTAACATGAAAGACTTCTTTAAGACACTTTCTGACAATGGCACTTTTACCGCAGAAGGCGTAGTAATGAAGTTTAAAGATCAACTTGCTAAAATTAAAACCCTTGCTGCTGACGCTGCGGCATTAGCAGGTAAAGGATTTTCACAAACTTTTATTCAGCAAGTAGTTGCCCAAGGTCCCGATGTCGGTGATCAACTTGCTCAATCTATTTTAACGGCTAGTCCTGAAACTGTTGCTCAAATGCAAGACCTCTATGGTCAAATTGAGGCTACTTCTAATCACGGTCTAGATAGCCTTGCAGCCTCTATGAATACAGGAAGCAAACTTGCTACCGATGAACTTACTGCTGCTTATAAAGCAACGCAGACAGAACTTGCCAGCACTTTAGTAATGGAAAATCAGAATTTTATTGCAGCGCAAACTGACTTAAATAAAACTTTTAACGATAGTATGGCTCAGGCAGAAAAAGATAGAGATGCAGCAATCGCAACTGCTCATACCGATCTTGCTACTGCCCTTGCTGCAGCACAAGCCGATCTAGCCTCAGCGCAAAGTGACGCACAAAAATCTCTTTCTGACTCGCTAGATAAAATCTCTAGAGATTTTCAAGATAAATTAGGAAGTGTTAAGACAACGGTAGCCTCTACTATTAAAGCAATCGAAGATTTACAAACTGCTATTGCGGGTGCTTCTGTAACTGTTCCTGCTACTTCTTCTTCACCCCTTCCGCCTCTTTATGCAGAATCATTAGGCATTTCTTCATTACCTACTGCTAGTTTAGCAAGTAAATCTTCCGGTGACTTGACCGTAAATAACAACATTACTGTTTCAGGAACTAACCTTGCAGATCCACAAGCGACTTTAGATACTATTGCTAATGCTTATCGTTTTGGTGCGCCACAAGGAATTTCCAAAACAGTCTCAAATTACGATAGGAATTTTTAATGCCAACAGTCACCAGTTTGAATAATTATTCATTCGCTTTCAACGGTTATGTATTTGGCGGTGGATCTTCTATGCACCAAGTATTAGACGTAAACGGGCTAGAAGCCTTACCTGCTATTCGTAACCAAGACGATAATCGCGGTTATGCCGACGGTATGTTTACAGGTAACGATTTCTTGTCGGGTCGTGAAGTTACTATTACGATTCTTACGACAGGCAATAGCAAAACTGCTGGTATTTCTGCGGCAACAACTGCTGGAACTGGAACTATCACTTACACGACTTCTTCCGCGCACGGACTCGTCACAGGGCAATACGTCACAATTACTGGCGTAATTTCAACTGGAAATCTTAGTGGTACGGCAGGAACGGGATTCAACCAAACTAATAAGATTTCTACGGTCACATCTACCACTCAATTTACTATCGCCGTAGTTTTGACAGATACTTATACTTCAGGCGGAACTATGAACATGAGTTCAAGCGCCCAATTAAATTACAATTTATTGCAACAGAATTTATTACCGCAAACGAGCGGCACTACCACTATGCAATTTCAAATGGCAGCGAATGAAACATTACAACGTTTTTACGGTCGCGTGCGCGCGAACAAAACTTTGGTCGACCCTGATTACACTTACGGCTACATAAAAAGCCAGTACACATTTTTTAACCCTGACCCTCGGTATTACGATGACGCTTTACAAACAGGAACGCTATCTATCTCTAACCCTTTAGGTCGTACGTATAATCGTATTTATCCTTTGGTTTATGGCGGCGGCTCTTATGCCACGACCACAACGGTCACAAATAACGGCTGGGCGACCACATACCCGACAATTACCCTAGTTGGTCCTATTACAAACCCCACCCTCGGAAACGTAACGCAAGGTAATTACATCACTTTTTCGGGTACTTATAGCAGCAGTGATACAATAGTCGTGGATTTGGATTCTAAGTTAGTGACGCTCAATAGCACTGCTGCAAGAAATCTAGTGCAAGGTGGGTCAAATTGGTTTTCCGCTCCTCCTGGAGCCAATCAGTTTTATTTGACTGGTACGGGAACAACAATCGGAG